TATAATTACACTTACGAATTTGTAAAAAATAAGTATTATGGGAAACCTTTTGAGGTTAATAAAGAAATTAGTCTTGAAGGTGTAAAGGATTATCTTTCCTCAATAACTGCTTTAACTCCAAGAAATTATCAGATTGAAGCAGTTCATGATGCATTAAAATATAACAGAAAGATTCTGTTAAGTCCCACTGCGTCAGGAAAAAGTCTGATGATTTACGCTGTCGTGAGATATCATGTGGATAAGAATCGAAAAATTCTTGTAGTCGTTCCAACGACCAGTCTAGTAGATCAATTAGTCTCTGACTTTCGGGATTATGGATGGGATTCTGATTCATATTGTCACAAAATATACGCAGGATGTGAAAAACAAACGGAGCTCCCAGTAACCGTTACTACATGGCAATCTATCTATAAGATGGATCGTAGTTATTTTGAAGACTTTGATGTTGTAATTGGTGATGAAGCACACTTATTTAAAAGTAAGTCTCTCATTACAATTATGACGCATCTCCATCATACCAAGTATCGGTATGGTTTTACAGGAACACTTGACGGAACTCAAACTCATAAGTGGGTTCTAGAAGGATTGTTCGGTCCTTGCTATCGAGTGACACGAACATCAGAACTAATGGAAAAGGGACATGTATCAGATCTAGAAATTAGATGTTTGATTCTAAAACATGATCCCAAAAAATTTGAAACTTATGAGGATGAGATACAGTATTTGATTACTCATGAAAGAAGAAATAATTTCATAGTTAATCTATCAAAAGATTTAAAAGGAAATACCTTGATCCTTTATAGTCGGGTTGCCGCACATGGTGAACCACTTTTTGAAAAGATAAATAGTTCCGTAGATGAAAACAGAAAGATTTTCTTTGTTCATGGTGGTATTGACTCCGATGAAAGAGAAGAAGTCAGACGGATAACTGAAGGTGAATCAAACGCAATAATTGTAGCATCATATGGAACTTTCTCAACAGGAATTAACATTAGAAATCTTCATAATGTTATTTTCGCTAGTCCGTCTAAGTCAAGAATCCGTAATTTACAATCAATTGGACGAGTTTTAAGAAAAGGAAAAAATAAAACAAAAGCAACTCTTTACGATATTGCGGATGATTGTACTATTCGGAATTTAAAAAATTACACTCTCAATCACCTTATTGAAAGAATTAAAATTTATAATCAAGAAAATTTTAGTTATGATATTTTAAACATTAATTTAAAGGAATGATGGAACAAGAATTCTATGCAACAATTAAACTTAAAAATTCTGAGGAGATATTCTCTATAGTATCATCTTCTGTCGAAGATGATAAAACATTTCTAATATTATTAAATCCAGTTATTATTGATGAAATAGTTGTAAGAGGACAACCTTGTTATAAAGTAGATCCTTGGTTAAAGACAGCATCATCAGATATGATCGTTATTAATATGAATGAGGTCTTAACAATTGTAGAATGCTTTGATGAAGTAACAATCAAAATGTATAATTCTTTTATAAGAAAACATAACTCTGAAGATCATAAACAGAGTTTAAGTAGAAGAATGGGATATCTAACTAGTATCGATGATGCTAGAAAGTACTTAGAAAAGTTATATAAGTCTTAAAGCTATACGATCCTTATCAACCCTAACAAAGATACTCTACTCGTATTTTACAGGTTTGTCAAGCTGTGCTATAATTAACACATAAAGAGTTACTGGTAAAGATGAATGCCAAGAAAAAAGTCAGAACATTACGTCAATAATAGAGATTTCTTAGATGCGATAATCGAGTACAAAAAGGCAATTGTTGAAGCAGAAGAGAAAGGTGAACCAAAACCTCGTATTACAAATTATATTGGGGAATGTTTTCTAAAGATTGCAACTCATCTTTCATATAAACCAAACTTTGTAAATTATATCTTTAAAGATGATATGATGTCTGATGGTATTGAAAATTGTGTTCAGTATATTCATAACTTCAATCCAGAGAAATCTACCAATCCTTTTGCATACTTTACTCAGATTATTCACTTTGCATTTCTGAGACGTATTCAAAAAGAGAAGAAGCAATTGGAAATTAAAAATAAAATCCTTGAAAGGACAGGGTATGAACAGGTGTTTGTCAATGACAATGCGATTGACAACTCCAACTATGCAGACTATAATAGCATCAAAGATGCCGTCTACTCCAAACTTAGAGGAATGGGTTCTAACAACGTATGAAAATTGCCCTTATCACTGATCAACACTTTGGAGCACGAAAGAATTCAAAACTCTTTCATGACTACTTCCTAAAGTTTTATAATGGAGTATTTTTCCCGACTCTGAAAGAGGAGGGAATTACTACGATTGTTGATATGGGTGATACCTTTGATAATAGAACTGGTATAAACTTTAGTGCTCTAAAGTGGGCAAAGGATAATTACTACGATAAACTCAGTGATATGGGTTGCGTAGTTCATACGATTGTTGGCAATCATACTGCATATTATAAGAATACTAATGAGATTAATGCAGTAGATCTTCTACTTCGTGAGTATGAAAATGTAAAAATTTACTCCGAAGCAGAAGATGTAAATGTTGGTGATATTCCCGTATTGTTTATTCCATGGATTAATTCTGAGAACCAGGAAAAGTCATTTAAGAAGATTAAGTCTAGCAAATCCAAAGTTGCTATGGGACATCTAGAACTTTCTGGATTTGCTGCCAATCTTCAGTGCATCATGGAGCATGGTGACGATAAGAAAAGATATTCAAAATTTGAGAAAGTATTCTCTGGTCACTATCATACAAGAAATTTCCAAGATAATATTTACTACACTGGTAATTGTTATGAAATCTACTGGAATGATTATAATGATCCACGTGGATTTACTATCTTTGATACAGAAACACTAGAGCATTATCATGTAGATAATCCTTATAGAATTTTTTATAATATTGTTTATGAAGATACTGATTATAAGACTTTTAATTTCTCCAAATATCAGGATAAAATTGTCAAACTCATTGTTAGAAAGAAATCTGATAAGAAGGGATTTGAAAAATTCATTGACAAAATATATTCTGCAAACATTGCAGATTTAAAGATTGTTGAAATATATGATTTTAATGGTTGGTATTCAAAGGATGAGATTAAAGAAGTCGAATCTGAGAATACATTAAGTTTGTTAAATAGATACATCAAAGAGTCTGAGATTGATCTTGACAAGAGTAAGTTGTCTAAAATCGTTGAGGAGATCTATAGGGAATCATGTGAGATGATCTAGTATGTACATAATCGTAATTGATGGAGATGAAGATAGAGGAGCATATTCGGTCGCAGATGAGACTGGTGAAAATGTTCTTTACATCTGGGAGAATGAAGACGATGCCGAAAGATTTGTTATGATGCTTGAGGAAAGTGGTTCTCCAAAGATGAAGTCCGTAGAAGTTGAAGAAGACCTATTGTTTGAAGCATGTTCCCAACACGGGTATTTGTATGCTATAATTGGAAGTGATGAATTGGTAATTCCGCCAGAAGAGCATGATCTATTTTGAAAGGATTAAATGGAAGAATATTCTTTCAACGGGAAACCAATTTACAGAAGTACAATTAAATGATACACGGAATACTCTAATCATTGGTTCAAATGGTGCTGGCAAGTCTACTATTCTAGATGCACTTACGTTTGTTTTATTTGGAAAATCTTTTCGTAAGATCAATAAACCACAACTCATCAACACAACAAATGAAAAAGATTGCGTTGTAGAGATTGATTTTAAAATTGGTACAATTCAATGGAAAGTTTGTAGGGGAATTAAACCAAATATATTTGAAATTTATAGAGATGGTGAACCTCTAAATCAAGCAGCATCTGCTAACGATCAGCAGAAGTATTTGGAACAAAGCATTCTTAAAATGAATTACAAATCTTTTACTCAGATTGTAATTCTTGGTAGCACCAATTTCGTTCCATTTATGCAATTGCCTACAGTAGGACGAAGAGAAGTAATTGAAGATATTCTTGATATTAAGATCTTCTCAACGATGAATAATATCATTAAGGATAAGATTCGTCAGCAGAAAGAAGATGTAAAAGTTCTTTCTTTAAAGAAAGATTCTTTTTCTGATAAAGTAAAGATGCAAGAAGAGTTTATTCAAGAACTTGAGAGTCGTGGTAAAGATACCATTCTAAAATTGCAGAATAAGATTGGTGAATTGTCTATTGATGCTGATTGTTTCCGACAAGACAATAAATTGCATGAGAAAGATATCAAACGACATCAGGAAGAATTGAAGTCTGTAGAAGATGCAAAGTCAAAAAATCGTAAACTTGGAAATTTGAAAGGTAAGATTTCTCAGAAAATTAATACCCTTAAGAAAGAGAAAGATTTCTTTTCTGAGAATCATAGTTGTCCAACATGTGAGCAAACAATTGAAGAAATATTCCGACACCAAAGAATTAGTCAAACATCTTCTAAAATCTCTGAACTTGAAAATGGATTCAAAGATCTAATTGACACTATCAAAGACGAAGAAATTAGAGAGACTGTGTTTGATAATATCTCAAAGTTAATCATGGAGTGTCAGAGCAAGATCAATACTAATAATGCAAAAGTATCTTCTCTTCAATCTCAAATCACAGGACTAAACTTTGATATTACAACTATCAATGAGCAGTCCAATAACAAGAGTGAAGAAAGGGAAAAACTATCTGAATACCAACAAAAATTGGAAGATGTGTTTGATAGTTTGACTGAGAGTAAATCTGAGATTATAAACTATGATTTTCTACACAA